TCTGAAGAAAAAGCTAAAAAATGTGCTTTTATGCTTCATACTCAAGTAATAGATGATAATGGAACTGATTTAGGAGTTGTATGTGAGTATTTATTTGATAATGATCCAAGATATAACATTATTTTTTCACAACAGCCTCTTGGACCAGAACAAATGAATTATCTCTATAACATGAGTGATGTTCAAATTCTATTAACAAGTAATGAAGGTTGGGGATTAAGTTTAACAGAAGCTATTTTAGCTGGAAATCCGATTATCGCAAACGTAACTGGTGGAATGCAAGATCAAATGCGTTTTGTTAAAGATGGTAAATGGGTAGATTTTGACGCTGATTTTCCTTCAAACCATAATGGCACAATTAAAGAACATGGTGAGTGGGCATTTCCAGTTTATCCAACATCTCGTTCAATTCAAGGCTCACCTATTACACCTTATATTTGGGATGATAGATGCACATCAGAAGATGCTGCTAAACAAATTAGAGCAGTTTATGATTTACCTAAAGCAGAACGTAAAGCAAAAGGCTTAAAAGGTAGAGAATGGGCATTAAGTGAAGAAGCAGGATTAACAGGTGAAAGAATGGGCCAAAAAATCATCAGTAAATTAGATGAATTATTTGCTACTTGGACACCAAGAGAAAAATTTGAACTTATTAATACAAAAAATATTCAAAAAAGAGTTTTAAACCATAAATTAGTTTATTAATATGAGCGGAAAAAATAGTTGTGTAATCTACGCACCAGTAGATACGCTAAGTGGATATGGATCTCGATCTCGAGATACAGTCAAATCAATCATTGACTTAAAAAAAGATGAATGGGATATTAAAATCATTCCATGTGCTTGGGGAAATACTCCAACTGGGTTTATTCAAGAAAATCCTGAGTGGCAATTTTTAACTCCATATTTTATTAACGGACAACTCACTCAACAACCAGATATTTTTATTTGGATTACAATTCCAACCGAATTCCAAAAAGTAGGAAAATACAATATTGGAATCACAGCAGGTCTAGAAACAGACTTAGTACCAGGTGATTGGGTTGAAGGATGTAATAAGATGGACCTAATATTAGTATCATCAGAACACTCTAAAAAAGCGTTTATGGATTCTAAATTCCAAAAACAAAACCAACAAACTAAAGCGGTTGAAGGAAACATTGAAATAACTGTTCCTATTGAAGTTATTTTTGAAGGTATTGATACAAACGTTTATAAATTTTTAGATACACCAAATAAAGAAATTGGTGCACTAAATACAATTCCTGAAGAATTTTGTTACTTGTTTGTAGGCCACTGGTTACAGGGTGACTTAGGCGAGGATAGAAAAAATGTAGGTCTGTTAGTTAAAGCGTTTTTTGAGTTATTTAAAAACAAGAAAAACAAACCAGCATTAATCTTAAAAACCTCTATCATGGGACCTAGTTATATGGATCGAGATGAAATTCTGAAGCGTATTCAAATGATTAGAAGTACATGTACCACAACTGATCTACCAAACATATATCTACTACATGGTGAATTTTCAGATGAAGAAATGAATGACATCTATAATCACCCAAAAGTTAAAGCAATGGTATCATTAACTAAAGGTGAAGGATTTGGAAGACCATTACTTGAATTTACTCAAAGTAAAAAACCTATTGTAGCAAGTAATTGGAGTGGTCAAGTAGATTTTTTAAACAAAGAATTTGTATCTTTAATAGATGGAACATTAGAAAATGTTCATCCGAGTGCCGCTAACCAATGGTTACTAAAAGAATTTAAATGGTTTAAACCAGATACAGGTAAAGTAGGATTCTATCTAAAAGATATGTTTGAAAATTATAAGAACTATGTTGATGGAGGAAAACGCCAGTCATACTATGCTAAAACAAATTTCTCATTTGAAAAAATGAATGAAAGAATGGCTGAACATTTAAAACGTGTTCCTGAGTTTCCTAAACAAGTAGCTCTTAAATTACCACAATTAAAGAAAATCGAATTACCTAAACTTAAAAAAGTAGAAACAAATGGATAATCTAACAATATGTAACCACTGCGGCTCAGATGCTTGCTATGTGGTAGAAAATTCTCCTACAGTCAAAACATATTCTTGTTTTGGCTGTGGGTTTACAACTAACTCTTTAATGAAAGAAGGAGAAGAATTCTATACTCAACAAATAGAAGTACTACCTGAACTTTATAAAGATGTAATGTTTAAAGATAAAGAAGGTATGAATTGGATGCCTACAACTATTAATATACCTGATCAAGGAATGGTGTTTTATAATGGTACAACTAAAGAAAATGCTAAATGGGCAGCTGTAAAAGCAGTAAAAGTATTAGAGGAAGAAAAAGAAAAATACCCTAAGAAAAACAAACCAGGAGAATTCTATGAATATAGAATGGATATGAGTACTATTCAATCTTTTGAAATGAAAGACTTTATGGAAGCACTTTCTTTTATAGGAATTTTACCAGGATAATTTGGCAAACAAAAAAAGGTTTTATATATTAATATAAGATGAAAATAAGTTATGCCATAACGGTTTGTAATGAATTAGAGGAAATACAAACCTTAATTCCCTTTCTTTCTACTCAAAAAAGAAAAGAAGACGAGATAGTAGTTTTATTAGACAAACCAAAAGCATCAGAAGAACTTATAAATTTATTATATCGTTACTCATCAGCAAATTGGATCATTTTAAAAGAAAGTGAATTTAAAGGACATTTTGCAGACTGGAAAAATGAATTAAATGATTTATGCAGCGGTGATTGGATTTTTCAAATAGACGCCGATGAATACCCAAACATTCATTTAATAGAGCATTTATCTTTTATATTAGAAAATAACGAAGCAGACATTATCTTAGTTCCTAGAGTAAACACAGTACAAGGAATTACTGAACAACATATCAAAGCATGGGGTTGGAAAGTATCAAAATTAGAAAATATGAAAGAAGAAAAAATACTTGATTTATCCAATCCAAAAGACTTAGACGAATATAATTTACTTAAACAAAATAATTTGATTATTGAAGAAAAAGTTATAAAAGTGTAATCTCCTGATATTTATAATAAATCTGGAGAATGAACACACCTTATATTTATTTAATTTTAGATAAAGTCAAAAACAAACGGCCATATTATGTTGGAAAACATAATGGAGATAACAAAAATTATATAACAGGAAGTAAAATACTTAGAAGATATATAAAAATGTTTGGAATTGATGCTTTCTTTATTAGATTCGAAAAAATAATAATTGAATATTGTAATATAGATAATTTAAACTTATTAGAAGAAAAATATATAAAATTTTATCAAACTAAGACATATGGTGGGAATTTAACAGATGGAGGACGTTGGGATTTAAAATATAGATTGCCTAAATCTAAACCGGTTTTACAATATGATTTAGAAGGTAATTTTATAAAAGAATGGATAAATGGAAAAGAAGCTTGGAGAAATATAAATCGTGGTTCATATGGGGATATAAGCGCTTGTTGTTTAGGAAGTCAACCTACTGCTCTAGGATATATTTGGAAATATAAAAATGGAGACATCATAAATAAAATAGAACCATATAAACGTAAAAAACATAAAAAAAGAATTACTAGTGGACACTCAAAACCAATTAGTATAGATGGAATTTCATATAGAAGCATATTACATGCGAGTAGAGAATTAAATATGAGTGAGTCTAAACTTAGAAAATTTATAAAACAAAACAAACTTAATTTCAAATGGTTATAAAAATAAAACATTATACTCCTGTTATACAATGGCCTGATCACCAGTGGCGTATTTACAAAAATATTCCTGAGGTTAAATGGATAAATAAGTTACATGAGGTTTTAGTGGGATATAATATGTACGCTTATCTTCCTGCAATAGAAGATTATGCTCTATATCATCCTAAAACGATAGAAAGACAAGAAAAACAAAACGGTTATTATAGTACGTTATGAAAAAAAATATATTAGTGTTTGCTTCTAGTGAAAGAAGTACTTTAGAATTAATTAATGTTGTTATAGAACTTCGAAAAAAAAATCATAATTTTTTCTTTTTATATACAAATGAAATCAATACTCAATACCCAATTA